GACTTCTTTGGCCCTGATGCCCTCCTTGGTGGACAGTACACGCCTTTTGACCTTGGCTTCCTTGAAGAGTCACTAAAGAACGCAGGAATTGAGTGGACCCCTGCTGGGGTTATAGACAGCAAGGCCCTTGCTGATGAACTTCTTCCAAGATGGACAGCAGATGGCGGAGACGGGCCATTTGCTCTCAACCCAGATGGCACAAAGTACGCAACAAATAGCCTTGGACCATTATCTGAGTATCTTGAAGTTGAACTAACTGCATGGCATACAGCGGACGCAGACTCAGAAGCATCAGCAATGATTGTTCAGAAAATACTTGAGCGTGCAGCGGAAAGAGAAGACACTCCAAAACATCTACTTGACGTTGACAACCTTCCGAACGTTGTTACCGAGCGCAAAGCAAGACACAAGCTGGAAATGGACAAGTACTTTGCCGACATGAAGCAGTACAAAATCGATAACGACGCATATGAAGCCTCTCAAACCGGAGAAAGACTTTCTTCGGGAGAAACCCTTGGTGGCAAACCAGAAAAGACTGTCCGTATTGATGAACTTCTTGCTGACCCAGCAATGGCTGAAGAACTGCGCAAGAGAAGCGCAGACGTAAAGGCGCTTTCTTATAGCGAAAGAGAAAAAAGGTTTACTGACCCCAACGACCCCGATGCTGTTTATGTGGTTCACTACGGAGCAACAACACTGGAAGGTGGACAGCTAGACCCATCTCGTTCACGAGGGCAAGTAGGCGCAGGAATAGCCGGAAACACTCGTCAAATAAACGACGAGACAGCTAGGTATATGGTTAGCAAGCGGGATGACGCAAAACGAGACCTTTCCATTTTGGAAGAAATGAAACGTCAGATTGAGGCTGACGGAATTATTGACTTTGAAGCAATCGCAGCAACCGACTCAAGGGATTCACTCAGGGCGGGAAGAGCAAGAATGCTGCTGGGCCTTAATCGTCGTAACCTTGACTATGAGCGCTCGACAATAACGCCATCCGACTGGCAGTCCGCCAATCTAGATGGGGCCATCGATGACCAAAATAGAGTCATATCCAGACTTGATAAAGTTGCTGACCAATTAGTCGCAGATGACTACCAGTACACGAGTACGTACAGAGCCTCTTCGGCACAAGATTTGTTTGGTTCCTATGGAGGAAGATACGCAGAGAACGACTCTACAGAGTGGGGCGACGGAGCAGAGCGGTCGCCAGATACCGGGATTCATATATTTAGAGTAAAAATAGGCGAAGATGCAACCGAAGAAAATGCGGTTGGAGAGACACACCTAGTTGGCAAACACACGCCCATTGCTTCTCTTGTTGCTAGCAATGACGCATCGAACAAAAACCCTGCACTGGACACATGGACCGGATGGATGGACATGGCGATTGAGGCCGACATCAAGAAGAGGTCAAGTACGACTGAAACAAGATTGTCCAGCGGAGAAGGCCCACGCTCAAAGAAGCCAAAGCGCGTCAAAAAGTACAAGGGCTACACATTAAACGAGCCGGACAACCCAACCACCAAACCGGGAGAATATCCTGATGATGTAGTTGAGGCTGCCACAAAACACAGAGCCGAAATAGAAAAAGTAGAAGCGGAAATCACTAAACTCCTTATTGACCTTGCTGAAAAAAACAAGGCGAATATGGAAGGTCTTGATTTCAGGCTCAAAGCCCTAAAATCTCTAATTCGTAAAATAGCCGCAGAAAAAGACAGCGAGCATGGCGGCGACGCAGACAAAGCAGCAAAAGCAATGTCTGATGTTGTCAGATACACGATGTCCTACGAACCGGCGGATTACATTGCTGGCGTCAAGGACGTTATTGCCGAAATGCAAAAACTTGGGTATGACCTAAGAGTAAAGAACTACTGGAAGGGCGACGACCCATACCAGGGAATCAACGTTGCGGTAACCCACCCCAACGGAACCCAGTTTGAACTTCAATTCCACACTCCACAGTCCGTTGCTGATAAAGAAAAAATTCACTTAATCTACGATAACTACAGAACAGAAACAGACCCTAAAAAGCGCTGGATTATGTACAACAGAATGGTAAGAATAGCCAACAAGATTGGTGTCCCAGTTCCGCCAGATGAGTTGCTGGAAATTGGTATTGTTAAAGAACAGCCATTCACCCCGAGGTAATTATGAAAAACAGATTCTTTACAAAAGGCGAAAACGTCAAACTATTCATGTTGTCCGTAGATGACGAAAAAGAAGAACTCTATGAGTACTTTCTTTCCGATGGCAAGTGGGAAGAAACCGCAGACCTAATGAAAATCATAATTGACGGGTTTCAGGGAATAGAAGAAATAGACGAGAAAAAAGCGTCCGAATTATATAAAGACAAAGGCTTTGATAAAGCAATGTCTGGATTAGGTAATTCAGATGGCTGACGAAAAACCAAAAGAAGAAGAATCCTCAAAGAGGGTTGCTGACGCTGCTAGGCGAGCCTATGAAACACGCATAGGCATAGGGCCGGAAGTCGACGATTCGTTTCGCCCTGTAAGTGGATACCTTGTGAACAGGTCGCAGGATGCCAAACGAAGAGTCATGGCTAAAAGCAATGTCCCGGAGGGCATGGCTGCGCCGTTCGAGACTTCTGACGCAGACCCGTCAGGCACGGACCTTTCCGTTCAGGGGGAGATAGAGGTCATCCTCAAGCCCGGAGTGGCTAAAAGAACTTCTTATACGCGAGGTGATGCTGTATCTACTGGCGGTAGAGCAGTGGCGATGAACTCGGACCAACAGGAAGACATCCTTAACGCAATAATTCACGATGACGGTCCTAACGCCAAGAAGACAATGGCAAGAACAATGCTTGGTCTTCTGAAAGCCTCACTAGACGATGACCACTCTGGGGTAACGGCACTTCCCGATTCGAAGGGGAGACTTACTCCTGTAGATAAAAAAGACCCATCTGCCCATGAAAGAAAAAACGAGTCCTACGAGGCAATGATTCTTGGTGGGTTTGATGCGGAAGATGTAGAAGGAATTCATTTCCCTTATTCAAAAATACAGAAATTGGCCGAAGACGAAAGTGTTGTTGATTTCTTGAATAATAACTTCATCTCTTCACGTCTTAAAAAACTGAACAACAGTGCGGAGTCAGCGAGAATATTCTCAAGTCTTCCATCGGCATCGGAAATGAAAACAGAATCAATAACGGCACTGAAAGAGTTCAGGGCTGCCAAGAAGATGAAAAAGATGTACGAAGGGATTGGGGTTGACTATATAAAAATATCCCACCCAACCGGAGTAAATATTGAAGACCCAAGAACCTATGACAGAAACGCATCGCCACTTGCCGATGTGGAGTCAATACTTAAAGCAAAAATAACCAAAGAAGTAGATGAAGAAATACAGAAGTTGTTTAAAAAGAAGTCCGGCATGAAGGAAGAGAAGTAATGGGCGCTGTATTGGTTGGGACCGCTGGAGACAAGAAGCTCTATTACGTTGTTGATTCTAAGGACCCATCAAAGGATGGGATAGTTGAAGACCCGGATGGTTCCACGCACGAGATTTCCTTTTTCTCCTACATAGGAAAAACAACAAACATACGCCCGCTGAGGTCTACTGAGTTTCACAAGTTCCTATGGAACGAGCCCGAAGAAAAAGACAAAAGGCGCTGGATGGAAGTTTTTATTCAAAAGCTTGACGACCCTGACAAAAACATGATGGAAGGTGTTGCTGTTCAAGAATCAACAGGCAAGGCCAGAAAAAAGAAAACAAAGATTGACAGCAAGGTAAATGCGTTTATTAACAATAATCACGTTAATAATTCTTCTGGTCTTCAGTTTTCGACTAAAATGGTAGTATCTGATAGCAAACGCGCGCAAAAGAATTAAACAGGACGGAACGAAATGTCAATAGATTATTCGGAAAAAGCTGCCGGTGAAGGAGTCCTCCCCGACTTTCTGCCGCAGGAGAATATAACTGGCGACGTCCTCAAGGGTCGTGGTCCACGTAGAGGAAACCTGGAAAGACTCTTGCGTTACTGGCGACCAATCATGCGCAAAGAGGGTGGGTTTACCCGTTGCCGTGTTATTTTGGCTAACCATCCTGAGCTTTTTCCACTTGAACGCATTTGTGCTTGGTTGCATCATGAAACTACTGGTCTTTGGCCCAATGAGGGTTGCCACCATCCTGGCATGAAAAACTGCAAAGGCAAGTTGAGAAAACTCATGACCAGCGATGCGGCCTTCCGTAAGAAGTTAAACAACCTTGACAATGTCCGTATTCCTGGTGGGAAGAAGTCCGCAATGGCGGAAGATGACGTGGACCACTTTTACAGCATGCATGACCACTCAAAAATGGGCGAAGATAAACCTGTGGTAACAGAAGATGACATTATTCATGCAATGAAAGTTCTTTCTGATTTTGTTGAAATGGAAAAAGGTTTTGCCGAGTACCTTCGTGATGAAGAGAACTGGGAAATCGAAGGAGAAGATGTGGATGGCAAAATAAAAACTTTCCCATTTTCTTCTATCGAAAGAAAGAGCGACTGCTGCGGATAAGCAATGACGATTGATTCATGTTGTGACGATAGGCCCACACGCGTAACGAGGGTCATACTGGGGGCTTCTGTAGAGAGAAGCAGGCCTGCCATTGTCAAAACAGCAATGGCTAATACAAAATTGGTCATTGACTACAAGGCTGCCTCCAATCGTAGCGGCACTATAAGAAACTTTTCTAGCAGCAGAAACGCCATAAATGGTTCATACAGAGTAAAATCTGCCGCTTTAAGTACGCTGGCTTCTTTGGCTATACCTGGTGACAGTGACCCAATACGTTCCCCTATACGTTCGACCATCTACAGAACCCTTACTCCAGGCAAGCCCGGAATACCTGGAAGCATGCCTATGAAGCCAAACCGTGGCTACCGGTGTCCAGAGGGGTACCAGTACGGCGGAAGATTTACTGACTCCAGGCTTTCTACTTGTGGTTTGAAACTTTTTGACATTCCAAGCCCTCTTGGTTTAGCACTTTCTGCAATAAGAAAGGGCTTTCGCTCCCTAAAACCAGAAAGAGTAACCGGCGGAGTTCTTGGCGGCGTTCCCGGACCGGGAGACCCAACGGTACGCAGAGACCCCAACGTTGTTATACCTAAGGTTTCCACTTTTAACCGTGCAGCATTTCTTGAACAAATCAAACAAATGATTAACGGCCTAAGCACCGCTCAGTCACCAACGGCAAGAATGGTGAGACGAGATGGTTTCGTGCTTGAACCAGTCGTGCCGGCACGTGTTTTGCGCTCGATTCCAGACAACAGAGACATGGAAGGTGCTGCCTACCTCCTTTCGGTTGTTAACGCTAAAGGTTTTGGAAAAGAAGAAATAGGGATGCTCTCCAATACCGGAGTTAAATCTGTAACGTTTGTTCTTCCTGGGGGCTCAACAATATCCCTTGCTAAGGCCAGAGACCTAACTGTTGGTGAAAGAAGAAAACTCGGAAAAACAATACGCACCGCAGAGTCAATGGCAACACCAAACGACCCTACAGGTAACATGAAATACATAGCCGACCAAATGGGTGACGGTATTGCTTATTCTGAATCTTTTACAAACATAAAGAACCCTAACGAAATAATAAACGGCAAACCTAAGTGGGTTAACTACGCTTTCTCTAAAGCAAACATGCCCAAAAAACCAGAACCAGAAACCGCTAGAGAAACAGTAAGCAATGCTGCGGCCGGTAAGAAAATAAAGTCCATAGATGCTGCCATCGAGCATCTTGCAAACGGTGGAAGTCTTTCTCAAATCTCTCCAGAGATATTAGCCAAAGTTTTAGCTAGAAAAGACCTTGTTCAGCTTCAAAAGTTAAACAATAACCAATCTATAGTAATTATAAATGGTCAAAAATATATCTTATACTCCCCCAAATCGGAGTACGCACATCTTGCGGAAAGATTTGCGTCTGACGTCCAGCAACATCTGCGCCTTGAGTCTCCGGACGTCTACCTAGTGGGTGGCGAGGGAAACAAAAGAAAATACCTCATGCAAAATGTTGAGTCCGCACTGCCTGGCTCTGTATTTAATCCAAACGCAAAGATGGCCGACTTCAAGCAACAAGATGTTGCAAAGATGCTGGTTGCCGACTTCCTTACGGACCAAAGAAAAAGAGACCTTGCCTCTATTAGTGCGCTAACAACCCCTGACGGTGAAGTGCCAATGTTCGGACAAAACCCAACATCAGGCCTAACCGATTTAAGCAAAATAGAAATAACAAAGCGCATGAAAATGGCTATAGATGATTTTTACAACTCTGGAACCCAGGTTGACTATTCTGAATATTACTTATCTCTAAAGATTGAGCAACAGCTTGCTTTCAGGAGAGCCATAGAACAGTCAATAACTAGAGCAAAGTCATTTAGGGTTGCTGAACTAAAGAGAAAACTTAACGCAGACGGACTTTCGCAAGGCGAAATCAACCATTTCAAAATTCTTGAAAAAATATACGACTCTCGTCTTGCTGTTTTGGCTTCTAGTAAAAAAATGCTTCTCAACTACTTGAAGGGCATCTAATGGACCTCTTCTCTGTTCTTTACGACCCATCAACATCATCCCCATTTGGTATAGAGGTAGAACATTTCGATGGAACAAAATCCCTTCACGGCCTAAGTACCGCTGGAAGGAGCTGGGCAAATAATGGCGTTACTCCGGAAAGAGTAATACGGACAGGGTTTGCCCCCTACACGAAGTCGGCTCAAGAAACAATAGAACCCGCTATAGACGGAAACGTTGTTCTTTCACTTGAGGAAATAAGGAAGCACGTAAACCCAGAGCTCGTTTATATTGGCAGGATTGTAAAAACTAGAGACTCAGATACTCCGCGCAAAAGCTTTACCATGTCGATGTCCCCAAATCTTTCAAAATCTAGAATTATTGATTACCTTGCTTCAAAATTTTCAATGTCCCTAACCCAGTCATCTGCCATCAACGAAGTAAAGTCGGCAAACATCGGATTCAGCAGCAAGTTAAACACCCTCAAAACGACAAGCGAAGACCCTTCAAAAATGTGGTTGGTTGACCGTGTTGGCTCAATATTGGGCAGAGGACAAATGCGAAGGATTGGCACAAAAGTGAATCCTGACAAATCTAGTATTTATTCTAAAAACAGCAGAATAAACAGAAGAGTTAAATCCTTGATTGGTAACGAAGAAACAGACCTGAGCAATTACCCGGTTACTGAAAGAATAAACATTTCAAGCCTGGAAAGATTCAAGAGGGCATAATCGTGGCCGAGAAGAAAAGATACAAAGCCCCCAAGTTCCAAAAGGCAGACGCAGAGAAGCTGGCAACCGCAATAGGCTGTTCTGGCTCTCACCAGGATGCAGATGGCAAATGGCTGCCGTGTGCAACAGAAGAAGAGATGCAAAAACTCTCAATGGATGCTGAGCCAGATAAAAAACCTATTGGTTTTTATGACAAAAAAGAAGGCAAGCCTAAAAGAAAAAAGCGTGGTAAAAGAAAACGCTATATCGACGACGAATGGGAAAATTTAAAACAGCGGGCTCCTCTTGGTTTTGATACGCTTCCAGACGGAAGCCTTGTGTCTGGCAACAACCCACCCCTCCCAGCAGTCGGAGAGACCGTTACTGCTTTTGGCGGAGGAGTAATCCCAGGAATAACTAACTCTGGAAGCAAGTCCGCTTACGAAGAGGCGACAGACATAAAGGCAGGACGGGCTACAGGTCCTGAATATGTTAGAGACAACGACCCAGATGTTTTTATAGACCCAGAATCTGCAAGATTTAGGTCAAGACAACTTGGATGCATTGGAATAAGCAGAAGAATCTCTAAAACCGGACGAGCCGTTTGGATGCCTTGCACCAATATGAGTGACTATTCAAGGGTTTCTGGCTCTACATCATTGGGTCGTAGAGGTCAAAGACGAGACATGGAAAACACTGTTAGAACAATAGTGTCTAGAGAACTCAAGAAAAACAAAAAATAGAAATCACATTGTTCGTAGAAGTATTTACGCACAATAGTTACTAAATATTGTTAGTTCCACTATTGATGGGGAAATTCTGTTATTTTTGATAGTTAAGGGCTGGGTGCTCACCTAAGTCGCAGTTAACCATCCACAAATAATCTCACAAGAGGTAGGAAAAAATATGTCGGAAGACACTTCAAGAATCAAGGAACTGCAGAGCGCACTCCGCGTTAAAATGGCAGACAATAAGGCTATCGCCGATTCATTCAGAATCGAAGAAGGCGCTGTTGTCGTCACTGCAGAACAAAAGACTGCGTTCGATAAGAACATGCAGGACATCAAAGAAATCAAGGGCCTTATCGAGGGTCTTGAGAGCATGGGCGGAGTTTCCGACTGGGCATCAGAGCCACAGGAAACAGTTGCTGGAGCATTTGCTGCAGCTGCGAACGATGTAAAGCATCTTTCAAGCCGTGAAATCAAGAGCATCGGCGAGATGTTCCTCGATTCCGCAGAATTCAAGTCACTCAACAGTGGCCGTAATGGTGCAAACATGGCTGCCGCATGGCAAGCTGGCGTTTCGCTTACCGGTCTCAATGTCAAGGACGTTTACTCAGCACTCCCATCAGGCACACCAGGTTCATTCGGTACCATTCAGCGCGATGCGCTGGTAACACCTCCACAACGCACAAAGCGCGTTCGTGACTTGTTCCCAGTTCGTAACACGACTGCAGCAGTTATCGAATACTTCCGTCAGATTGGCTTTACTAGCCTTGCAGCTCCAGGAACCGGCGCTTACTCAACCAACAACGCAGCTGCTCCAGTAGCAGAGCGTTCAGGTTCAGCATTCGGAATCAAGCCACAATCAGCATTCCAATTCGTTGGTGAGCAGGCTCCAGTACGCACACTTGCGCATTGGGAAGCAGCACACCGCAACGTTCTTGCTGATGAGCCACAATTGCGCTCAATCATCGACAACGAGTTGATGTACGGTCTCCGCCTTCTTGAGGATTCTCAAATCCTTAACGGTGACGGAACTGGCGAAAACTTGCTCGGTGTTTTGAACACTCCAGGAATTCAAGAGTACGCATGGTCAGACGGTGCAACCACACCAGTCGCCGACACAAAGGCTGACGCACTTCGTCGTGCAGCAACCTTGTCGTTCCTTGCTTACTACGAGCCAACCGGTATCGTTCTTCACCCGAACGATTGGGAAGACATTGAATTGACCAAGGATGCCAACGGCCAGTACCTCATCGCAGTTTCGGTTGCAATGGGTGGCGAGCCAAAGGTATGGCGTATGCCAATCGTTGACACTCCTGCAATTGCAGAAGGTACAGCTTTGGTTGGTGCGTTCGGTACTGGAGCTCAGCTCTATGACCGTGAGCAGTCAAGCATTCGCATCAGCGAGCAGCACTCTGACTTCTTCGTAAGAAACGCAATTGTCATCTTGGCCGAGCAGCGTCTCGCCCTTGCTGTCAAGCGTCCAGAAGCATTCGTAGTCGTAGACTTCGACGGATTCCCAGGATACGAAGCCTAATAATCATTAAGCGGAACCCCGCCTGTACCCTCGAACGGTACGGGCGGGGTTTTTGCTATATACGGGAAGATTGTGTATGAAAGAAAATGAAGCATTTCTATCTATAGGAGAGATGCCACTATTTAATAATCTTCTAGACGAGGTCTTGTTGTTAACGGACGAAGACTGGACCGAATATGACGACCGAAAGAAAACCCGTGGTGCGGCCTCAGCGGTAACCAATACCATCCCATTGATTTACGACTTAAAACACAGGATTGATTCAGGGATACTGCACAAAAACTACGAGAGATTCAGCTCTTACGTAGATGAAGTCATTTTGTCCGCAAGGGGGCACTTTGGTGAATTAAAAGTGCAGCAAGCAATGCTTACTCAACTTAAAGCTGGAGTAGTTATTCCTAGACACAGGGACGAGGGTCGACTAACAGCAAAGACCCATAGAATACATGTACCGGTCATAACTAATACGGAGTGTATTTTTAGCGTTGGTGACGAATCCAAAAACCTACCGGCAGGGCAAATTTGGGTTATAGACAATGTCAACAGATACCACAGTGTTGAGAACCGTGGCAAGAATGACCGAGTGCACTTAATCATAGACGCAATTTAATGTGAGATAATTAATTCATGCCTACCTTAGGGCGAGAGAAGGCCCCATGCTTTACTGCGTGGGGCTTTCCCTTTTGTGCAATGATGTAATATGTAAGAACCCCGAATAAAGAGGACGAAGACCCCATGGCTGAAGAAGGCAAGTGCCCACCAGCAACGCAGGACGTTGCGGTAAACATAAAGAACAGACAGAGCGCTATAAAATCTGCCGCCTATGGCCCCCTTAATCCAAAAGAGCCAAACGAAGCATATTGGAAGAAGAGGGCTAATAAATGGGATGTTTCTGTACCTGAGGCAAAAAAGCAAACATGCGGTAACTGTCTTATGTTTGTTAGAACCCCAACAATGCTCAACTGTATCGAGGGCGGTCTAGGAAACGAGGAAGGGAATGTTGCTTGGGACATCATCAAAGCTGGAGAGCTTGGTTATTGCGAAGCTTTTGACTTTAAGTGCGCTGCCGAAAGAACGTGCGATGCCTGGGTTGTGGGTGGACCAACGGTTGATGAGGGAAAGCTAAAAGAAAAGTCTCTTGAAATGGATTTCATCAAACTTCAAAATACTCGTGTTATTGCCATGGACGCAAAAGATAACGTCGAAGATGTTGAACTCCCAGAATGGGGCGAAGACTATTCCGACGAAACGCTCCTTGGTGAAAGCTCTGTATCAACAAAGTCCGCAAAGCTCAAAGACCCAAAGGGCGGACTGACCCCTGCTGGGAGAAAGTTCTTTAATAGGACTCAGGGTTCGAATTTGAAGCCAGGGGTAAAAGGTGCGGCCGACACTCCAGAGAAGATGAAGCGTAAGGGTTCGTTCCTTACTCGCTTCTTTACTAATCCATCAGGCCCCATGGTTGATGAAAAAGGAAGAGCCACTCGCCTAGCGTTATCCGCTGCCGCGTGGGGTGAAAGAGTTCCAAAGAATGCAGAAGACGCAGCAGCACTTGCGGCTAAAGGCCGCAGACTTCTTGAAAGGTATGAAAATACAAAAAAGAACAAAAAAGATGCGTTTTACGACATTGATTCAAAAGTTTTTTTAGAAATGTCCGACCAGGAAAAAGTAGAAAAATACATAGAGTCGCTTTCTGATGAAGATTTTGAGAAAACGTTTCCGGTTGATGGTGAGATGAATCTACCAAAAGAAGAGAAATGGTTGTTTGACGTCGCCGGAGCATTTCTTCGTAGGGCCGTAACAAATAGAAGAAAAAAAATAAGAAGAAAAGAAACATCTTTAGACATTGAAAAGAAATCAGCGCAAAAAGAAGACAAAAAACCTTTTTGGGAACAAGATTCATCCTCTAAGAAAAAATCTTCCAAATTGACAGACGGTCAAAAAAGAAAAGCAAAAGCTCGTGCTAAAGCAGCTGGACGACCTTACCCAAACCTTGTAGACAACGCTTGGGCATCTAGGCAGAAGCCATGAGCGAGAGATTTTGGTACGGAGCAACAGTCCTCAATGTTGTAGATGGCGACACTATAGACCTAATGATTGACCTTGGGTTTAATATTCATCACAAAATAAGAGTCAGGCTTTATGGTGTCAACACGCCGGAGTCTAGGACTAAAGATTTGAAAGAAAAAGAGCTAGGTCTGAAGGCCAAGGAATTTACAAAAGATTGGCTATCCAAGCACCAGTGGGTTTATATAAACACAATCCCTGACAAGAATGATAAGTACGGAAGAGTTCTTGCAAAGATTTATACAGACGAAGCAATTGCCAGGCCGGAAGTTGCCTGTCTAAACGAGGACATCATCCAGTCTGGATACGCGCGTGAATACTTTGGTGTTGGCGACAAGACATGGACAGAGTTTAAGAAGGAGACTAAGTAATGTCAGAAGAAAAATCAATCCTCGAAATGCTCATGTCTGGTACTCCTGTAAGAATTGTCAACCGTGTAGAGCCACGACATCACGCTCTTTCCCCGGAAGAAAAAGAACTAGCAGATGCCCTCGTGAACATTGCTGAAAGATACGGCAAGTTCAACGAAGACAAAAAAGGTATTTGGGCAGGCTACGACGAAGCGTCAAGCAACACTGTTGCAAGAATTGGTGTTAAGTGCGAAAACTGCGTCCTATATGCGGGCGCTGGGCAATGCCGCATAATCCTTCAGACCGTAGAGCCTGAAGGAAAATGCAGATTTGCCGTCATACCAGATGGTGTAGTACAGATGGCAATGGGCGGCCCGATTATTTAATCGGACACGCACCTGTTGCGCAGTCATCCATATCCAGCTCTCCAGAACCCTTAGGCGTATAGAGAGGGACGGTGAAGTCAACCTTGCCAAGAAGCTTTTCGTATGCTTCTTTTGTGATTTCTTCGTATGGCGCAAGGGCAAAGTTGTGGTCTGCATGAAGCAGGAAAGAAACAGACTTGACAGAGTTGTCGTAGTTATTCTCTAGCCACTCCTTGATGAGCGAAAGCTCTTCCTTGCGATAGTAGACAGTTACCGATACGGCATTGTCTGCCCACTCGGTCTGCATCTTCTTAACCCATTCAAGTTGCTCAACCGCCGTCATGTCTTTTGCAAGAACTGCGTTCTCTGGAGACTCGCATGGGAATTCGACAACGTAACGAGTGTGGTCTTCACGCCCATCAAGACCCATGTCCCATTGAACCTTGTAACCACGCTTGCGACATGCCTCAACAAGAGGGTCAGCCGCACCAAAACGCACACGACGAATGTAGTGACGAGCATATGCGGGATGAATGCCTGGAGTAATTCCCGGGAGAAGAGAAAGAGTTCCTGAAGGCTGAACCGTGGTGAGTCTTACCGACTTGGGGAAAGACTTTTCCTTGGAGTACGCCTCATCAAAATCACGCAAGTTCTGATACGCATCATCAAGCCATGAAACCTGTTCTGCTGAAGCCTGAAGAACGCCGGTAATTGATTGACCAAGACGAGCGTTCTTGCTAACAATTTCCGTTGTCTTCTTGTATGGATAGTTCATGCGAGTGATTTGCTTTTGCACCTTGTAAAGAAGTGTGCTGATTTCTTTGAATTGCTCTAGTGATTCAATGTTCGGAAGGAAGATTGTTGCTAGGTTGCAGGACTCTCCGTCACCAAGTGCGATTTCTGCGCATGGATTAAAGCCCTCAATTGAATTGTCTGGGTTCTTTTCACCAAGACGGCCAGTCGTACGAGCAAGACGACGATTAAGAAGACCGTAAGGCTCTCCTGAGCCGTCGTAGCCCTTCCACAGTTCTGACATGATTTCATCAAAGTGGTCAGCGTAAATACTGTTGTTTGAGTTGGCTCTCCACGCAGGAACGTTTCCTGATGCCCAGTTCTTCGCACGAAGGAAAAGAACGTCATCAGGGTCGCCCATTGCTATTTGCGCCGACCGACGTGACGAGCCGGAAACAACAATGCGACCAATAATGTTGCAAATATCCAATACATCAATAGACCTCAGTTTCTTGCCTTCGCGGTTTTTCATAACTTTACAAATGTCTTCTATGCCGTCAACAAGCGCACCTGGTCCGCTTGCGGTTCCACCAAAAGTCTTTAGCGGTGCACCAAACTCACGAATCAAAATTGTTGAGTAAGAGAATGACTTGCCGGTGTCAAAATATGAACGCAGGACGCTGTGAAGAAGGCGACGCCATCCTTGCCGTGAGTCCGGGACAATAATGTCAGCGTCGTTAGTGCGCTCATGCGTTACGGAAACATTCATCTTCACTTTTGGCAAATCATGAATCTTTGAACGCTCAACAGAGAATCCAACTCCGCCACCAAGCATCAAGTAATCAAACAGAAGTTCAAAGTCCTCTACTTTTTCAATGTTTGTGAAGTAGCAGTTATTAAGAGAAGTGGCGTTGTATTTTTCTACTAACGGTGTTCCGAGTTGCCATAAAGACCTACCCGAAAAAGAACAACGGAGGTTAAAGCAGTGGTCGAATAAAGTTTCTGCTTCGCTTTCTGTAAACGGTACCCCAATGTCAAGTGCGCCATTAATGACGCGCTGTAAAGTTTCTGCCCAAGTTTCGTTGTCACCATTTTCCTTCTGTCTGCTATATGTGCGAAGAAATACAATTTCTCCTAGTCCGTTAAATCCCCAAGGGGCTTTCTTTGTTGCGTAAGAGTCAACGAATAGTTGGTCTAAATGGCTCATTTTTTTCCTGTTCAATATGCCCTAGGTAGGTGTGGGAGTTACTATTGTAACCTACAGGCAAATACTAAAAGAGTCCAGTGTCTAAGGAAGTTTTGGTCTCTCGACTAAACCGAGTCGTTCTGCTTCTCTGTAAGGAATATTTTTGCCTTTTTTGTGCACAAGAACTTTTGCACGAGTGAACGGAGTTATTTGTCTCTCTTCAAATATGTCTTCTTCGACAAGAACTGTTTGAGTGTCAATGATTGTCTCACTAGAACCTTGTCCAAAAATAACAATAGGCGGACCAGAGTCTCCAGTGCAGTCCCCGGTCGCGTGTCCACACACAATGCACGGCTGCCTACTGGCCCCAATTATGGTCGTGTCGTTAAAAATCCTTCGCGAACCGTCTTCGGGCGATGTGTTTTCATAGAAATAGCCCATAACCTATTTTATCACTCTGGCAATTCCTGCATATAAAATCCATTATTATTAATGGCTTCTTTTAATTCAAAATAGGCCTCATCCGGAAGCTCGTCCGAGGACACCGGCTCCGTAAGAGATTTTCTAAGCATTTTGGGGAAACTTGAGTTTCTGAGAACCTTGTCGGCATTGCCCGGATAGGTGAGAATTTCTCCCCATTCGATTTCATTGTCAGCCAGGTACTTATAAGGCAGGGCAACTAGGTCGCTCAGCATCTTGTCGTTGGTTATAGAAGCATGGGCCACGGTTATGCACTCCATAACGCTACTATCTCGCTCTGCGTATACCTTTGCCAGGTCAAGACCCTTTGTCTTGCTGGCATCCCTTGAGCAAAAGCCCTCAGCAATCATGGTTAGGTCCGTAACGCCCCAGTATCTGCGGAGTGCCGTACATAGGTGTCCTGACCTTAAAAGCCTGTCTGAGTGCTCCAGGGTCATCACGGACTTCTTCATCTGACAGACCACTTCTAGACTGTCGTCAATCCAGCCCATGAAGTTGAAGGTTAAATCTTCGCCAACCCCGAACTCCTTGACGGACAACTTTTTAGCTAGCTGCGCCGATGTTATTGCTAGCGCAATTTTACTAAAATTATTGTCGTAAGTTGATTCCACAAAACAATAATAATCACACTTTGGGCATTCCCAGGGGACTTCCACTACCGAGGGGTTCTTGTCGCTATTATGTCCGATATGACAACACAGAAGAAAAAGTCGACCCCGAAGAAGTCAGCCCCTGCAAAGAAGGCTGCCCCTGCGAAAAAGACCACAACAAAAAAAGCTGCTCCTAAAAAGTCTCCAGTCAAGAAGGCCCCTGCCAAAAAGACTGCAGCAAAGAAGAGCACCGCACAGAAAGTGGCGAAGGCCGTTTCTCCCGTTATCAACGTCACAAAGACGTCAACCACTTCATCCACGCCAGGCATTAAGGTAAACTTCAATGCCGCACCGATTCATTCGGCTGTGGATAAAACAGTGGATAACATTTCAGTTGTAATCAACGACACAGTTGACAAATACGAAACAGTTATGGAAAACATCAATCTAGTCTTCCCTGATGAAGTGAAAAAGCTTTCCTTCTTTAAGAGGATTTTCAGACTTAAGAAATAGGCTTAACGTGACTACGGAACACCGTAAATCACCGCGCAAAAAAGTCATCTCTGTAAAAAAGGTCGGCGCATGGGGCTATGTCTCGTACGAACACTTGCTTTCCTGTGGACATGTTGAAACAAGACCAAGAAAAGCATCGACAAAGGCATTGGCATGCGCTTGGTGTTTCAAGTCGGTAAATATGGGCAAACAAATGCTGCAACTTGGTTCTGGAACTTCCTACATTGAAGAAGATTCATCCTCTGAAGAATTTCGCATAAATAGCATCAAGGCTTCCATCGCTGCAAAATTTAATGTCTCTCTTGATTCAGTAGATGTTGTTTCTGCTTTTGAAAATCAAGAATTAAAAATTCAGTACGCAACGGTATTTCTTTCTTCTCTTGACGTAGGTAGGATAACCAAATCGTAAACCGCACCGGAGGAATGAATGGCCGACAAATTTGATGAAGCTCCACGAGATGGTAGATGCAAAGGCCAAGACACCAACATGTGGTTTCCGGTTTTTGGTGCTTCACCAACAAGGGAAGAACGCAAAGCAAATGAGCGCAATACTGCGCAGGCATTAATCATTTGCAAAGACTGTGAACAAACACAACACTGTCTCGAGTATTCACTCCGTCACGAACCATACGGGATATGGGGAGGCAGGACCGAACTGCAGAGAGCAAAACTCAGAGCGGCAAGAAGCATCAGACTCTCAAGAGATGCTCGTATATTTTTCCCAGGAATAGGTACTAGAAATGCAAACGGAGACTTCACCGGTTGGCGTGATATGGATGCGCAGTGACACAACCAAAGTTTAAACACACAGAAGAACTGCTATCTCGCCTGGTCGGCGTTAGGCCTTCTTCTTCCGGATGGGAAGCAAGATGCCCATGCAGGGATGATGACAAAAACCCATCACTGTCCGTCGCCGAAGATAGTAATGGAACAGTTTTGGTTCACTGCCATAGGGGCAACGGCTGCGGAGTGGATAAAATTTGTTCATCCGTAGGGCTAAAGCCGTCAGACCTATACCCTGTAAAAATAGAGAAGAAAGAACGCCCACAAGAAAAAGAAAAACTAACACTGGTTAAAGAGTACGACTACCTCGATGAAAGCGGAACGTTGCTGTTCCAAAAACTCAGGTATGTAAACCAGTGGGGAGTAAAAACTTTCAGACAGCGCAAACCACTGGACAACGGCGATTGGGTTTATTCCCTCGGTGATACACCAAAGATTCTTTACAATCTTCCATACGTTATTCAGGCCAAAGAAGCCAATGTCCCAATCTGGCTTGTGGAAGGCGAAAAAGATGCAGACACACTCATGGACATGGGGATTGTCGCTACTACTGCTCCAGGTGGTGCTGGTAAGTGGCTGGAAATAAATACCGAGTCTCTCGCCGGCGCTACTGTGGAAATTGTCGCTGACAACGATTCGGTCGGCAAGGCACACGCCATTAATGTTTGTGAACAACTCCGCAAGGCGGGCTGTACTGCCACAATATTTATTAGTCCTCACGAAAAAGACGTCACTGACCACTTGCGGGCTGGGTACTCACTAGACGAGCTTGAATACTTTGAACCTTCCGATTTCGTTGAAGAGATTCAAGAAGTAGAAGAAGTAATAGAAAAAGAAAAAGATAAAGGGCAGGACACCCTTGACAGAATCTCAAAAATATTAGCCAACGACGAATTAAACACTCTTCAGAAGCTAGTTAAGGCCTCAACTATTATTAGTTCGTTTTCATCAGACGAAGCACCTGACCCTGGTCGATTGGTTGAATGGCAGAGTTTTCTTGCCGAAACCGACGACGACACTTACGAATGGATTATTCCTGGTCTTCTAGAAAAGGGTGAAAGAGTTATTGTTGTTGCGGCCGAAGGTGTTGGAAAAACAATGCTTGCTAGGCAGATAGCTATTTGCTGTATGTGGGGGATTCATCCATTCACATATCAGCCAATGGACCAAGTACGAACACTTACTATCGACCTTGAAAACCCAGAAAGAATTATTCGCAGAACGTCAAGGGCCATAGGTGCAGCGGCAGCCAATAGGGCAAAAATGCACCGCAGGGTTACTGCTCCTACTGGAAGTGTCGTTATCAAGCCTGATGGACTTGACCTACTCAAGGCATCAGACAGGCTGATTATTGAAGAGCATATTGAAAAAACAAATCCACAACTAATCGTCTTGGGACCACTGTATAAGGCTTTTGTAGACCCGGGTGGCCGAACGTCGGAATCCGTAGCGGTCGAAGTAGCAAAGTATCTTGACTACATCAGAACAACATACGGTTGCGCTCTGTGGTTAGAGCATCACGCCCCACTTGGAAGCAGTATGTCGACCAGAGACTTGCGTCCATTTGGTTCCGCTGTATGGTCTCGTTGGCCAGAATTCGGTATCTCTCTAACTCCGGACCTAACCGCCTCAATGCCTTATGTTTACGACGTTAGACACTTTAGAGGTGCGCGTGATGAGCGACATTGGCCAACTAAAATCACTCGTGGCAAGGAATTCCCGTTTCAGGTCATTGAATTTGCTAAGGTTTCAGGAGAGCAAAAGTGAATAGGCGCACCCAATGGCAGAAGATAGAGGCAATAAGCCTGTAACTAGAGAATTCCTTTCCGAAAGGGATGCCCGCATATTCAAAATGCGACAAGCGGGAACCTCCATACAGGAAATAGCAAGACGCTTTGGCGTCAGCTCAGGCGTAGTCTCCAACGCTGTTAAAAGGCAACTGGAAAAACTAAACAAAGAGGCAATGCTTGCCTATCCAGAAGTTTTAAGAATGGAGCTTGAAAGGCTCGACAATCTTCAGCAAGCAATCTGGCCACTGACTCAACACCGTAAAGTCCGAATGGATGACGGCTCAGAGGTGTCAGTGGAACCCGACATGAAGGCGATTCAGCAGGTTTTGTCCATCATGGATAGAAGAACAAAGCTTCTCGGAATGGACCAAGTTAACCTCAACGTGCAGATGGATGCCAGCATGTCCAGTTCTGACCCAGTAAGAGTAACCCTGGCTGGGGCTACAGCAAAGGGTGAGATAGAAAAGTTCGACCCAGAGTCAGAAGCAAGGAAACTGCTTGAACTTATGGGTGCTTCAGGAATACTCCCGCCAGAGATGATTAGGCAACTACTTAGAGGTGGGGAAATTATCGACGCTGATGTAGTAGAAATAGAGGACGAAGAAGAGGAGACCGAAATCCTCTCTATCGAGAATCGAGAATAGTAATGGCAAAAGATAAAGAAATCAGAGAAGCCATAGACAGAGTCATGGAAGACAACAAAGACATGGCTATTGCTAACCCCGCTACGTCCAACGGGGAAACTGTTGACAAGCAAGTATTAATCAGGGCGTCCGAATATGACCGTGATAGATGGAAGAGTGCCGCTGAAAAATCAGGAACAACACTCTCCTCATGGATTCGCGACTCCCTCAACAAGACCGCAGCGGAAGCTTTGGACTGCGTGCACCCTCTTAATTCGAGAAGATTTTATCCCTGGGCAGAGATATGTCTTGCTTGTAACACACGCTTAAAAGAACATAATCCTAAAACGAGAAAGCAACGCAACAACTAGTTGCACTGGCCTTACCAGGGCTAAAAGTAGAATATCTTTTATGGAAAACACATCCGAAGACGGCGCGTCAAGACGCAAACCCTGGCCCAGCCAAGAAGGCCTTAGGGAAGCCGCAGGCTCTGGCCCTGTAAAGAGGAAGTATTTATCCGACAGAGTTGCTGGACCGAACAGAATCGAAAAGCCCCATAGAACCGAGATTAAGGCTCTATCGGAAAAAATGGAAGACGCCTATATCAGGGACATGGAAGACAAGATTCCAGATGAACCCTTTTCTTCTTCTGGGGCCGACATACAAAGCATTATCGACATGGCTACCCCAACGTCACCAGAGCAGTACTTTGAAATATGGAAGAAGTCAAACCGTATCGACTCAATGAGTGAAGAGTCTGAAAGCAAATTTAAAACCGAATTCGACAAATGGGTTTCCCTGCCAGAAAACAGTGTTGACTTTTCCGAAAAGACTGTTTCGCGAATTAAAGACATCGTTAAATCAGCGATTGAAGAATCTCCAAAATTTAAATGGGCAGTTAAGAAATACGGGTTCCCTATAATTGTTGCAAAAACAGATAGTGCAGAACGGGCAACTATTTCCAAAATAGACGGCAAGCAAGAAGACCCATCCCAAAATACTGGAAATGTCGGGGTCGTATCAGACGCATTCCTTACCAGTATTTCGTTCATGCCATCAGTAATAAATTCTATATATACAAATGGCGATACGCCGGACAGTACGGCAATGACGAGCCGTGCCTCTGTTCCCAAAATGGGAGACCCCGTGATGGACCCATCAATAAACGGACAGATACGACACGAATGGTCTCATCACCTTATTGCTGATGCTCTCAATGATTCTGAAAGAGTAAAAAGACAAAAAAGTCTTAAAGACAAAAACAACGCTGCGTTATTTAGAATTGCAGAAAAGTACATGTCCGATTCAACAATGATGACGAATTTGGACAAAGAGTTTTCTGAAACACCTAACTCCCCAAGAACTATAACCAGATATGCCCATTCAAGCATGTTTGAAATGTTTGCAGAAGGTATGTCTGCTTACCTTCACCCGGATACGGCATTTGAGAGGTTTGTAATGAACGCTGAACTCCGCAAAGACATAGAGACCGCATTGGGCGGTTCCCAAGGCAATAAGCCATGGGAAGAAAACGGTGAGTGAGTGTCAATCATGGCTGGTTACGAACCTGAAGAAGACGAACTCTTCGAAAAGTACCAAAGGTACGTTATATTAAATCCCGGTATACCGGAAGACTATGACACATGGGCCCAAAACCAATCCCTAGGGCAGAGAAGAAAAAAGAAACAACGCCCGAAGAAGTTTACGGAGTACGGTGACTGATATGACACTTCCATTTGATAGCAAAAACCCAGAAAAGGCATTAGCCGCTATGAAAATAGGGACTCATGGTTTTTTCTCGCAGAACAACGACCTGATGGACATGGTCGTCGTTGCTGAAAATAAAAACAATAAACCAAAAGACCATCAAGCAATTTCTGATGAGTCTCTAAAAATAGACCCAAAAGAGTACATGGAAGAAGAGTCGAAAGAGGCTACTTCTTCAGAAGAGCTTTAAGTTCGTCTTCAAAAATGTCAACGTACTCATCGGCGTAGCGATGTTGAAGAACGAGTGAAGCCCTGCGTCTTGCTTCTTGACGTTTTCCTGTTAGTTCTTTTCTGCTTTGTTTTTCTTCTTCAGAAAGCCGTGGTCGTCCACGAACAAGTCCGCGTTTTTTTAGAGTGTCGTACTCTGACATTTAAAACCTCTCTTTTCTAGGTTGACATAAACATATACGCCATCTATTGACAACGCAACCCCAGGCTTGAAATATTCACATCTTTATTTGGGACTTGTAATAACAAGTTTTATTGGTAGGATACGGTCCATGGAAGAATTAGACCGTTTTTTAACAGAACTATCAGAACTGTACTCTTATGACAATTTTTTTAGAGTTTCAGCCGAAAGCGTTATAGACCGCCTCCTTGAGATAAGAAACTCTATGGAGAATATGAAACCCCGAGAGATAGTCATCGACGGGGATGAATTGTCCAAGTATTTCCGCGGAAATAAGCGTTCCGGAAATACCGGCCTTGATGACTAGGAAAGAATACGACCTACCCCAGAGGACGATTGACTTCAAAAAAGACCTGTCGTTTGGGCACCAAGGAGAAGACCTAGTCACGGGGTTTCTTGATTCCTTATCTGCTGGAAGCTTTGAAGTCAAAACTGACAGGTACAGAAACGGGCGGATGGTTGTAGAAACCAATCAAAACCCTAAGGCAATCAAAGACAGCGACGGTAATCCGATATGGGTTCCTAGCGGGATAAACGTAACAACAGCAAAGTGGTGGGTTTACGTATTCGCCCTAGATGGTTCTTTTGTCATGGTTGACACCAGCAGATTAAAGCGGTATCTTCGCATGAACAATAAAAAGTTCAATGAGTCAACCAAGAAACCACTTGGCGGGGCAGACAATCCGGCCCGTGGGTTCTTGTTAATGGCCAACGACGTACAAGACCTATTAATCAATCCTGAATACGATTTGGAAACATAACAATGGAAATGCCAGACCTCCCTCCTGAGAAAAAAAGAGAAGAAGAACGCAAGGCTCTCAGGTTCTGGATTGAGCACTGCCACATTCTTGAAGACAGGCTTGTGAAAGCAAAAATAGAAGCTACGGAATTAAAAAAGATTCTTAAAATTTGGATGCCAGAAGTAATGTCGGCAAGGTCAGAAGATTATTTTGCGGCTGGGTGGCTTACAGACCTAGACATTAAACTTCCAGAGATGGATGAGGACATTCGCAAGGCTGCAGATATCCTTGGAGAAATACCAACGTACTGGGATGGCAATAGCGACCCGGAAACAAACGCAACATGGCGAATATACCCATAATCACTAGGGCTAGTAGCTCAGTGGTAAGAGCAGCACTCTTATAAGGTGTTGGTCGTGGGTTCAATTCCCATCTAGCCCACTATGAAAGGAAAAGATGCCAAGCAATAAAGGAACCATAGGTAAATTTACGCAATCAGGAAACGAGAGCGATGTTGTCTACGTCATATGGCATACATCTGACCCGTCCGAAAGATGGTTTGTAACAATCGAAGAAACTAAAGAGCGAGCAATCCTGAAGTCCCTAATCGACAGACGACCTCACCCTGCCAACCACGGCTTTACTCAGGACGCATGGACGTACGAGGTGGTTAGCGAAAAAACATGGCTAAGAATGAACGCTGGGGGACTTCCAATCCCGCCAAAGTTAATAATGGAAAACACAAACCTAAACCGATAGACAAGAGACAACAATGGCAATAAGAACAGTAAACCACATCCCATTCCACAAGCGTCCAAAGCCTGCTTACCTCATATGGATAAGAGACGACAGTCGCACAAGCAATGAAGCCAAAACGCTCGAAAACTACGACGGTTACAGGCACCTACATACATGGCAAAACAGTATGTGCGCAATGTGCGGCAGAGACGGGGAAAAACTTGTTTTGGACCATTGCCATGAAACGGGTCTTGCTCGTGGCTTTCTTTGCTCCCCGTGCAACATTAAAGAGTCAAAAAGTTTTGGTGCAATCGAGTGGGAGATTTATAGAAAGTTTCCCCCGGCAGTACTGCTAGGGCTAAAGTTCTATTACAACGACTTTGGTCAGTCTCCATATCCTGCTCAACACCTTATTGAAAAAGAAGATATTGAATCAGGGATTGAATCATGGGAAGACGAGACATGTCATGAATTGATAAAACTTTTCTGCAATTACAGCGCTAATCTTCATTGGGTAAATTTATCCGACATGAGATTGCTGATTCGTAAATCTTTTGCACACGTTAGAGAAGTGTCCGGTGTGGAAGTTTTATCAGAAAATGAAAAGGGACGTCTTGCCGCAGCCGGAGCCAAAAACAGATACCTGAATCTTGCAAAAGCCGAAGAAATCAAAGAAGTCGAAGAAGTTGTGGATAAATCTATTTCAACTGAAGAAAATTCTGCAAGAACTGATAGGTATTTCTCCATTGCAGAAGAAGACAGAGACATGATTGACAATCTTGCATTGGCAATGTCTAAGGCGACCGGCGCATCCATTAACCCCCAAGATGTATTGGAAGCAATGTCTCAAGCGGAGATATCAGTTTATCCAACATCAGGAAAGTGGCAAGAATGAGTCTGCTCGACAGAATGGAACGCATTTCAGAACGTGACGAAAGACTATCGAGGTACAAAGAGGAGTCAAAACGAATAGCCTCTCTCGGTCTTGCAAGGTCTCCAGAAAATCAATACGACAGAGAACTTGGTGTATATGTTCCACGTTCCAGATTAATAGGCTTCGACGGAATAGTTAGGGCTGGAAGAACTGTTGACCAGGAACCGCTTAAAAAACCAAAAAACTCTACGTTCATGAAAATGACACATGCATTCACGAGCCTAAGGCGTGCTGGAGTGGACGCAAGATGGAATGTTACCGTTCCTGAAGCAGACACGCGCGTTGGGTACTTTTGCTCGCTTTCATATCCTTACGTTGGCCCCCGTGTAACTCACTGGCGAGCTGCTGATGTAACAAATGAATCAATCTCTACGGGCATACAGTGGGGGCAAGACTGGGAACCAATACAAGATGCTGTTGATTTTGATAGCTTCAACGGTGCAGAAGAAGTATTCATTACGACTCTTGCTGAGCATGGTATAAGAGCAGAAGTGTACGAAGAGTGCGACGATAACAAGATAATAAAAGTAATTTTTCGTGGAGAAGGAAGCCTCTGTGGTGCGAGATGGGTATGGACGGACTACGCCTTTTCGAGCAAGAGGGTCGATGCTCCGGAAATAGGTTCCTTAATTACAGACACAACCCCATACATGGAAATGTATACAAACTAGGGCCCTTAGCTCAGTTGGTTAGAGCGCCGGACTCATAATCCGTTGGTCCTGGGTTCAAGTCCCAGAGGGCCCACCGATAAATTTAAACAAACGCAGAAAGAAGACAATGTCTAACCAGTCGTCAATGACTTATGGAGCAAATCGGCTATCCATTGAAACCGTCCTCAGGATGTTTGCTGAAAAAGAGCTAGCCGCAGGAGACATTGGAGAGGTATGTGGGTTTTCTCGCAAGACCTACTATCGATTCAAGCAGTACGGAGTCTCCCTGGAGTGGGCTGAGAAAATCGCCCATAGCCTTGGGCTCCACCCTACAGAGATTTGGGGTACGGCGTATTTGATGTCCTGTGCTGCCGAAGAAGCGGAAAATGGGCACTGAGCCATTTCCGGCATTTGGGGCCCTCTACGGCCCGCACAACCCCGCTGAGGGCACCCCACGCCCGCCCGGCCGCAACTATCCGGCATCGTTAAGTTGTATTTAACAATCCAGCGCGTAGCGCTCCGCGAAATTTTTAGAAAACAGCATCAAACCCCCTAAAGTCCGATAAATTTATCCGAAAGAGACCAGAGGAGCCAATATTTATGGGTAACCCACTTCCATTCACCCCCACGCACGATGGGGTCACTATGCGTCACCGAGAGATGGGCCTACGCCTACTCAAGTTCGTCTACGAATACCGCGAAGAGAACGGATTCCCCCCATCCGTACGAGAGATATGTGCCGCTCTGGGGTACAACTCGTCAAGCTCCGGCAAAACAGTGCTGGAAATGGCAGAAAAGCGCGGCTGGCTGCAGGTAAACACGAAAATCCCACGAGGAATCAAGATTCTGGAAGAAGGAATGGCCGTGCTGCAGCAGGAAATTCTGGAAAGTCAATAAAAAACGCCCCCTTTGGATAAATTTATCCGGAAGAGCTGACTACTCCTGTAGTATTTTTAGCGAGGGAACCGACACTAAGGTAAACATCATGACCCTACGAGACCCCAACGAGTACATGCCCGAAACCGTAGAGCGATTCAGGGGTTACGACCACCCTAAAGCACGTGTCTACGTCGAGTACTACGACCAAAACGGTCACTTCCCTCCGGGAATCTGGGAAGACGTGCAAATACTAGACATGCAATTCAATATGCAGATTGCAATGGGTGAACGACCTGAGGATTTAGAAGAATAACCCCCTCGCATTTAGAAGAACAAACTCTTACCTCTGGGGAGTTTGGATAAATCTATTGGAGATTTGGTGAGCTTGAAAAATTTCAAACTTGACCCCCCCAGGAATTTAGGGCTGTGTGGCAAGGGATTCGGGGCTACAAGGCACCCATTTTCAGAGGGCACGACATCATTTGTACAGCGCAACCACTACACATCACACACTACCAGCACGCACAGTCACACACACAATCGCAGTGAGCCCACATAGCACACGCAATGACATAGCACATCATCAGCATTAGTACATCATCACGAAATGCCGTTATGGGTTTATGGGTTCACGGGTCTATGGGTCAGTGAGTACACACACCACACACCACATCAGTACACACACGCAGTACACATCACATCACACGCACACACGCAATGTCGTATCACACATCACATCACACGCAATCGCATACACATACGCAATCGTTATCGCAATGTCAATCGTCATCACATCACACATCATTCATTAGTACACATCACATCATTCATTGACATACATACAATCGCATACGCAATCGCATACACATCACATACACATCATCATTAGATACATCACATCATCATCATCACGCATACATAGATGACATCATCATCACATACACACATCACATACATAGATGACACACACATCATCACATCATCATTGACTCATCACATCACATCACGCACACATAGGTACATACATAGGTACATCACATCACGCATCACATCACGCATTGACATAGGCACATAGGTAATCGCCTAGTGCTATGGGTTGCCTATGGGTAATCCATACACACCCACCTACAGAGGTACACATACATACATAGGTACATAGGTACACACACCTACCTACACACGCACGCCTA